CTAGACCAACGGGATGAGGGGTCCCTTTTCGACGCCGATCACCCCGCTACCGGGGTCCCTTTTCCACGCCGATCCACACTTCCGCACGACGAGCCGTATCGGGCGGGCACCATAGCTCTTTTCAAGCAGGCGCGCCGCTGACAGGAATTGCGTCCGGGTCTTCGCGGTCCAGCGCGCCTTCCGCCTCGCGTCACCAACGATCTTGGGATTGTCGGCGATGAAGCGTTCCGCCGCTTGGGTCGGCGTCATCGATGCCCATGGCTCGGCGACCTGGGACTCCGGCGGCGGCGCCGTGGTAGCAACGGCCGCGGGTACAGCGGCAACCGCAGCGAAGGGCATCGGCCCAGACGCGGCGCGATCGTCGATCATGCCAGTCCACATCGTTGCGGGATCGACCAGTCGCCGCCGATATTCAAGAGCGGCGGCGAGCCGTCCTTCGAGATTGACCTTCCGGGCAATGTCGAGATTGTCGGCGGTTTCGCATACGCCTGACGCGCGAAGGTCACACGCGGCCTTGTCGAGGGACCGGTCACGCCAGTCTGGTCGATCGGCAAAGAAGTCGATCAGTGTCTCCTTCTGGTCGTCCGTCAGGCTTGGAAATCGCGCCTCGACATGCTCGCGACTACCGACGTTCGTTGGGACGCCATTCACGACGAAATCCCGGAGCATTGCTTCGTAGATGCCGACGAGGCCCTCGATCAAAAAGGTGGCGTTCGGATCAGTACGCTGGAATCCGACGTGGACCAACTCGAGATGGTCGCGCATCTCCTCCATCGCCCTACGGAAGATCCCGGCCTTTTGGGTCGTTGTCAGGCTTGCGGCTCCGCCGTCCTGGCCCAAGGTCATTTTCAAAGTCTCGCTCTTCGCGGTCATCGCGCACCCCATGCTGCGCGCCACCGCCTGGGCGGTAGTTCGGAGGCTGAGGCGTAGGGTGAAAGGCTTACCAACCTGAAAACGGACGGTACGGCGCCAGTAATAGACGGCGCCTCTGCGCTCGACATTTTGAATTGCAGGCACGGCATCTCCACATGGAGCCGTCACACCCACCGGCCCAATCCAGTGGCTGAGACCAATTTTCTGCCGCTAAAACAATAACTTAGATGGCAAATTGGCTGGGGCGGCAGGATTCGAACCTACGAATGCCGGTACCAAAAGCCGTATCAAACCGGCGGTAAACTAGGCATTTCGCTGCGGAACGCTGAAAAATCCCCGAACGAAAAATCAAAGACTTACAAGCGTTCTGCGGAACGTGTCTTTATCGCGACGGCAGCACGATGACGACGGCGTTCGCAAGCATAGCGGCCGGCGTCCTCAGCCGCACGCCGGGCCATCGTAAAGAGGGCGGCGCCACTGATCCGGTCCGCCGCGAGAGCTATCACGAGGCATCACCAAAGGCGCAACCGTGGCGTCTGCATCGCCATGGTAGCGGTAGCCGCAAGCACTGGGCTGCTATCAAGGGCGCAGCGCTTGGCGCATTCGACCGGCTGTACCGGACGCACAGCATCGACTTGCGCCAAGCACGCGCCGACCGCCGCGCCGGCACGCGCGAGGACGTCACGCCGACTGGCGAGCGCCTGCACGGCGATGATCGTGCGATCCTTTGGTATCTGCTCGATCGGTACAACTATCTGACGGGCCAGCTCTTCCCAAGCTACGCCACGATCGCGACCGAGACAGGCAAGAGCCTGGGCTTCGTGAAAGCGTCGCTCGCCCGTCTGAAGCGGTTCGGGTTCGTCAGCTGGGTCCGGCGGACGAAGACCAAAGAGGGCGCTGAGGGCACCGCAGGCCCACAGCTGGAGCAGACGTCCAACGCCTATTACTTCGACTGGGCGGCGCAGCTGGTGACGGAGGCGAAGTCGACGTTCCAGAACCTGCTGACGATTGCCATGAAGAAGCTTCGCGGTGACACGAAGCATGTCCGGTCGACGGTGCCGTCGGATCCGGAGCTGGCGGCCGTCCTTTCGCGGATGAGTGCTTCGATCGACCGACGCGACGGCTTAGCGCCTAGTGCGAGTTCATAGTTTGCCGACTACCCGCTGGTAGAATGAAGATCGAAGAGGAATCGCTACGCGATACGCTAATTTGATTGTCCCCTCCCCTTCACACGGCACACCCGCCCCATCCGACACGCCCTCGGCGACCGTCGGCCGGAGCGGCTTGCGCCGCCCCGATGGCTTAGCGACGGGGACGAGCACGACGCGTGCCATTCGAATTTTAGCCGTCGCGCGCGCGGGCACGCTGGCTGCGTCGATCTGCGTCGCACGGACGCGCCTAAATCGCGGCGTTCAGCCGCTGTTTTACCCTAAGGGACAGACGGCGCGGTGCATGCGTCAAAAGCGCCACGAAAAGAGCGCGGGCGAGGCGGGGGGAAAAGCGCGTAAATCGGGGTCGCAACGCGAGGCGCGCGGCTCGGTCGGGTCGACCCAGGTCACCGATCGCGACTGGCCCTCCACGCCCGCCCCTGCTCGCTCTCCATCGTCTTCATCCCGTACTCGCCGATGTAGCGGAAGCGCACCCGGCCGTCGCAGCCGGGGCGGAAGGTGCAGAAGGTCTGCCTGTCGATCAGGCTGTAGCCCGGCCCATGGAAAGAGATGATGCGGGCAAGGTCGACCGCTCGGGCACCCCAGCATCTAGGGCAGGTCGCCTCGATAGTGATCCCGGCAGCCAGAGCCGCGCCGACCGTCTGCACCTCGACGGGGAAGTCGGCAGCTGTCTGGTACAGCGACAGATGATGGGGCATCAGACCAGTAGCGCGGCGTCGATCCCAAGGTATCGCGCCAGCACATCGCGATCGGCGGCGTCCAGCACGGCCGGCACGCCGTGGTCGACGAAGCGCCCGACATAGCCGGCGCTGCGCTGGATCACCCGCGAAAGCTCAGCCATGGTCGTGCCGCGGATCTCGGCCGCGACGCGCAGGACGCCGCGTGCATCACCGCCGCGCGCGACCACGCGGTCGATCGACGCCGGTGCGTCAGTACGCATAATAATCGATCTCGGCATGATCGAGCGCGGCCAGCGCCTCGCCATCGGCCTGAGCCCTCTCGAAATGGGCGCGGACGTCGTCAGCGGTACCGCACCGGGGAAAGGCACGGTCGCGCCGCGCCTGGTCGGCGATCGCGTCGACCCAGTCGCCGCGATCCCGCTGCATCAAAAGCCACCCGGCAAAGTCCGGGCGGCGCTCGCCATATCGATCAATCTCCATGCCACTGGCTCCATTACGAGTCGGTAGCTCACATATATTTGTTCCCTTATTGTTCCGCAACTGCCGCACGATCAGGATGGTATTGCCTTCTCGCGTCCGGTTCCTACTTCGACAGACGAATGCGACGGAAGGACATAGCGATCATGACGATCAGGGCAGACGGAAAACGGGCGATTATCTCGGACGTAGCTCTCGTGCGCGAAGGCATGACGACAGAGTTCGACGGAGACGTCACGGTAAGCTACATTTTTCTGCCCTTGGGTCCGGCACCACAGCTGCATGTCCGCGGCGTAACACCCGAAGGGGTAATCCAAATTGGCGTCAGCGGTTGCGAGACGGGTGCAGAGCACGCGGACGCTGCAAACGTCACCCTGCAAGATGGTCGGAAGGTCACGGTGTTCACTGCGGTGAAGAAGCTGGACAGTATCGGACAGACGTCTTTGTTTCGCATCCAGTGCGCCGCCTACTACGCTTAGGCCGATCTACAGATCGGCTTCCTCTTCAAATACGACCGCCGGCACGCCCAGACGGTCATTGATGTCGAGAAAGACATCGCGCAGCGGCCGGACCTCATTGCGCTCGAACATCCGCACCGCGTCGACGGGATTGCCAAACGCCGACCCCTGCGCCGGCACGATGCCGAGCAGCTGGGGCGGCACGCGGTGCGCGGCCATGATGTCCGCCGCCGACGCGCTTTTGATGCCGAGGAATTCGTCCTTGGCGCCGGCCTCGGCGATCGGGATGATCTTGATGCTGCTCTCCTTTCCGCTGGGCGAGTGGAAGAAAAGCGACCTGAAATTGCCCGGCCCTTTCGCCAGGCGCATCTGCTCCTTCAGCGCGTCGGTGCTGGCCGCGTCGATCTCGCCGCTGGCATACAGGATGTACCCGGCGTGCGCGCCATTCAGGTAATATTTGCGCCGAAAGAGCGTCGCGCTCTCATTCAGCAGCGCGGCCTGCAGCGCCGACATATATTCGGGGACGCCGTAAATCTCCTGATTGACGTCCGGCTGCATGAGTTGGATCACCGACCCGCGATCGAATTCCTGCTCCGGCTGCGAGCCGGGCACGAAAAACCAGCGGCCGTCCTCCACGCCGCGCCGCGTATATTTCGCAGGCGTGTAGTCGAGCCGCAGCGTCGCGCCGCCCATCGACCGCACCTTCACCGCGTAGCAGTCGCCAAAGACCAGATAGTCCTGCACCATCTTGGCAAAGGCGGCGCGCGACAGCCACTGGGTCGGCCGGAAGGCGGCCAGCACCTGCTGCCGCTTGAAGATGATAGCGCTCGAATGATGCGGTGACGTGCGGAACGCCCGCGCCAGCCCCTCCCGCGATACCGGCGGCTCATACCACCGCCCATTGTGCGGCGATTGCAGCATGTCGAGCAGCAGCGACCGGTCCAGCGCCGGCTCCGGATCGCCGAAGCTGAACGCCTCGATCGCCGATCCCCGGTCATTGGCCGGCACGATCGCGCCGGCCGACGCCGCCCGCGCCTGACGCGCACTCATCCGCCGGATACCCTTGCTCATTCGATCATCTCCAGTGAAGCCTTGGGCTTTTCCTTGCCGTCCAGCGGCTCATTGCTCAGCACGTGCATGGTGGCCCAGGCGATGTCGGCATGGCCGTCCTGCCCGCCGCGCCCTGCCTTGAAGGTCATCGCCTTGCCGCTGTCGGTGATCGTCTTCTTGATCGACACGAAGCTGCTGACGACATCCATGCACATACTGTCGAAGGCGAGGCGACCGCGGCGCACGACATTCTGCGCCTTCATGACCATGGCGGCCTTCACCTCCAGCGAATATTCGATCTTCGTCACGCCGCCGATGCCGACCTCGGGCTTGGCGAGCAGCTGATAGACGCCGGCGCCGACGCCCGTCGCGTCGATCCCCAGATAGGTGACGGTGTAGCGCGACAGCACGCCCTTGATGAATTCGGCCTGCTGCTCGAAATCCAGCCCGCGCAGCTGGTGGCGCTCCAATATCCGGAAGGTGCCGCCCTGCTCGGTCGGCGGCGCGATGATGACCAGCGCCGCATTATCGCCCTCTTCCGAATTCTGCGGATCATACCCCGCCCAGACCGGTCGATCGCCATATGGCCGCGCCGCCTCCGGATTATAATCGGTCCATTCGACCAGGCTGTCGCAGCCCAGCTTGACCAGATCATTGAATTTGAAGGCGCTCAGGCTGTCGTCGACAAAGACGCAGCCAAAGAGATTGGCGAATTCGTCCTCGGCATATTCATCCTGCAGCTCGTCCAGGTCGACCAGATCGAAGCCCTTCTCGATCGCGTCCTGCACGGTGACGATCTGGCGCCACACCGAATCCTCGCACAGCCGCCCGTCCTTCAGCGCAGCATGGCTGACATCGATCTCGATCCGGTCGGCCTTGCCCTTGCGCCGATTGCGCCGCTCCCCGGTCCAGTATGGATAGGCGAGATGCGCGATCGTCGATGGCGTCGAGAAATACGTCTTCCGCCAGTGCTTATGGGTCGCCATCCCCGAGGCGACCTTATTCAGCTCCTCGAAACCGTGGACCCAAAAGAATTCGTCGAAATAGAAATTCCCCGACCGCCCCTGAGCGGTGCGGAAATTGGTGCCGAGGAAATGCAGCTCTGCCGCCGCCCCGCCCTCCGGGCGTAGCGCGCTGGTGATGAGCATCGGGTCGCCCTTCAGGTCGACCCCCACCAATTTTGCAAATCCGACGATATAATTGCGGAATTGATGCGCCTGTGCCTTAGACGCCGACAAGAAAATCTGATTGCGCCCGCTCTCGATCGCGTCGATCAGCGCCTCGAATGCGAAATAATAGGTCGCACCGATCTGGCGCGACTTCAGGATCATCCGCGTGCGGCGCGACAGATTCGCCCACCACGTCTCCTGGTATCCGAACAGCTGGTCGAGGAAGATTTCCTTCAGCCGCTCGGCCTGCTCGACCGTGAAATAATTCGAAGGCGTCTTTTCCTTGCGCGGGCCGGAATTCCGGCGCGCCACCTTCTCATTCAGGTCGCCTTCGTGCCCGCCCGGCTCCTCATACCGGCGGACCTTCGCCAGCGCGGCGACCTGCCGACCCAGCAGGTCGATTTCCTTGAAATCGCCCGGCGTCTTCTTGTCCTTGGCGATGAGCATCATCCACCGCGCTTCGAGGCAGTCCTCCAGGCGCCGGATGCTGGGCACATCGTCCCATTTGCCGCGATCCTTCCACGACTGGACGGTGGACCGCGCCACTTCCAGCTCTTCCGCGATCTGGCTGACCTCCCACCCGCGCCAGTACAGGCTGCGCGCAGCCCGCCGGCGGTCCTCGACCGGCAGCGATAGGGGATCGGCATGAAGGGCGAGCGGATTGGCAAGGATCGACATGCCGCGACCCTAGCCACGCCTCTGCCCCGCCCCGGAGCGCCGCACCGGGTAGAGACGCACTCTACCCCCCACCACGCTTGAGAAGCGGCCCGCCTTCCGCCCCTGTGGCGGTCATCGCCCTGCCCGGCATTTGACCCCCGAGGACCGCACCCCATGGCCAAGACCCGCTTTTTCCGCATCGCCGTCGAGGGCGGCACCACCGACGGGCGCGTGATCGAGCGCGCATGGATCGAGCAGATGGCGGCAGGCTATAATCGCGCCACCTACACCGCATCGATCAATTGCGAGCATATCCGGGGCTACAGCCCCGAGCCGCCCTTCAATTCGTACGGTGTGGTCGACGCGCTGAAGGCCGAAGAGATCGAGATCGACGTCGCTGGCAAGAAGGAAAAGCGACTGGCGCTGCTCGCCTCGCTGGAGCCGAATGACCAGCTGCTCGCGATCAATCGCGGCAAGCAGAAGCTCTTCACCTCGTGCGAGATCACGCCGAACATGGGCGGCTCCGGCAAAGCCGGCCTGGTCGGTTTGGCCGTCACCGACAATCCCGCCTCGCTCGGCACCGAAATGCTCGAATTCGCGGCGGGTAAGGGCGACGCCAATCCCTTCACCGCGCGCAAGCAGGACAAGGCGAATCTCTTCACCGCCGCGATCGAGGCTGACATCGCGCTCGACGATCCGACGACCGAGAGCAAGGGCATCGTCGCCGCGATCGTCTCCGGCTTTGCCACCGTCGCCGCGCAATTCTCGTCGAAGCCGGCCGAGCCGACGCCCCCGCCATCGCCGCCTGCCACGACCGGCGGCACCGGCGCGCAGGCCCCGGCCAATGACAATTTTGCCCAGGCGATCACCGCGCTGGGCACGACCATCGCCGACGCGATCAAGCCGATCGCCGATGGCCAGGTCGCCGCCGAGGCGCGCTTCAAGGCGATCGAGGCCAAGCTCGATACGACCCCCGCTCCCGACAATTTCAGTCGCAAGCCCGCGACCGGCGGCGGCGCCACGATGGTCACCGACTGCTGATCCCCCGCCCGCCCCGCCCCAGCCCCCGCCGCACAGGACACCCCCATGCGCAATGACACCCGCCTCGCCTACAATGCCTATCTCGGCCAGATCGCCACGCTGAACGGCGTGGGCGACGCCACCGTCACCTTCTCGGTCGCCCCGGTGGTCGAGCAGAAGCTCGAAGAGATCATCCAGAAATCGTCCGATTTCCTGTCGAAAATCTCGATCGTCACCGTCAAGCAGCAGGAGGGCGCAAAGGTCGGCCTGGGCGTCACCCGCCCGATCGCATCGCGGACCCTGACCAACAGCGCGACCGGCGTCCGGCGCAAGCCGGTCGACCCGACCGACACCGCCGATAAGGGTCGCTATTTCTGCGCCCAGACGAATTCCGACGTCGGCATCAAGTATGCGAAGCTCGACATGTGGGCGCACCGCCCCGAATTCCAGACGCTGATCCGCGACACGATCGTCAAGCAGCAGGGCCGCGATCGGATCATGATCGGGTGGAATGGCACGTCGCGCGCCGACACCACCGACATCACCGCCAACCCGATGCTGCAGGACGTCAATCTGGGCTGGCTCTACAAGATCCGCACCTTCGCGCCCGACCGTGTGATGTCGGACGGCGGGATTACCCCCGACGCAACCAAGGCGATCTACGTCGCGGCCGGCACGCCGGGTGGCGACGTCGATTACGTCAATCTCGACGCGCTGGTCTTCGACGCGACCGAGCTGCTCGACGAATGGCACCGCGACGACACCGATCTGGTCGTGATCGTCGGCCGCGACCTGCTGCAGGACAAATACGCGAATATCATCAATGCCGCCGGCGACAAGGCGACGGAGATGGAGGCGCGCAATCGCATCCTGACCCTGCCGAAGCAGATCGGCGGCAAGGTCGCGGTGGTCGTGCCCTTCTTCCCGCCGACGTCGCTGCTCATCACCAGCCTCGATAATCTGGCGATCTATGTCCAGGCCGAAAGCCGCCGCCGCCAGATCAAGGACGCGCCGGAATTCGACGAAATCCAGGACTTCCAGTCGGTCAATGAGGCCTACGTCGTCGAAGATTACGGCCGCTGCGCCCTCGTCGAGAACATCCAGATGAAGAAGAAGCCCTGACCGGGCTGACCTTCCCCTGACACGCCGCTCGAAAGGATCAGCGCAATGAGCCTCGCTCGCAAGCACCGGGACCGCGTCCTGGCCGAAATGACCGCGCTCGCATCCTCGGGCGACGTCACCTCCACCGCTCCGGCGGTGGAGGTCCCCTTCTACGCATCGGCGCAGGACCGCACCGCGACGATCGCCGCCGCCCAGGTCGGCGCGCGCCTCACCCACGATCTGCGCCGCCTGAAGGAAATCAAGTCGATCGCGCACAAGATCGCGGCAAAACGTGAGATGCTGCCCGAATATGCCGCCTGGGTCGCCGGGCTGCTGTCGGGCGCGCAGGCCGCCGGTGCCGGCGTGTCGGGCGACGTGCTGCCGACCGTCATGGTCTGGCGGATCGACGTGGGCGATTTCGTCGGCGCGATGCCGCTGATCGAGCATGTCCTCGCCCACAAGGTCGCGATGCCGACGCGCTATGCCCGCGACGCCGCGACCCTGATCGTCGAGGAGATCGCCGATGCCGCGATCAAGGCGCAGTCCGCCGGCCAGCCCTTCGACCTCGCCATCTTGGAGCAGGTCGAGGCGCTGACCGCCGACGACGACATGCACGACGAAGTGCGCGCCAAGCTGCTGAAGGCGATCGGCGTCGAGCTGGACCGCGCCGCCCAGGCCATGGCCGGCACCGACGCCGCGCCTCTCCTCATCCGCTCGCTGACCGCGATGAAGGCCGCGCAGGCCCTGCACGATCGCGTCGGCGTGAAGACCACCATCAAGGCCGTCGAGAAGCGCCTCGCCGCTGCCAAGCCGGAGACTGAATGATGCCCGCCGATTTCCTTTTCCTCTGCATCGCCTGCCTTTTCATGATCTGCATCGCAAATACGCGCTGACATGAGCGATCCCGATTTTCTCTACGCCTGCATCCTCCTCGGATGCCTGCTGCTCGGCCTGATCTCCGGCCGACGCTGACACCAGCTCGCCCCCCGGCGTCTCGGGGGCAGGTCGCACGACGTGGGAGGGCCTTCGGGCTGTGGGCCACGCTCCTCCGGCCTCCACCCCCGAATTTTCGAAAGCTCGCCTCGTGACCCACGCCGCCCTCCTATTCGCCCTTTCCGCCGCGCTCCTGATGGGTGCGCTGCTGGCCTTCATCGGAGCCGTCGGAATGGCCGACAGCCGTCGCTGGTCGGCCGATCTGGGCATGGGCGCCGTGGAGGCGCTGACGATTTCGGTCAGCATCAGCGTCACGGGTGTCGTGACCTTCATCGCCGCCGCCTGCGCGATCCTGCGCACGATCGCCGGCGCATGAGCGGCTTTGGCACCATCGGCGGCACCTGCCTCGGCTCGGTCATCCCCGAAGCCGCGACGACGGTCGAGGGCACGATCGCCGACGACTGGTATCCCGCGATCGACCTCGACCAGCTGCGCCGCGACCACCGCATCGGCACCGTCCAGGTCGTGACCCCGGCCCGCCTGCGCGCCGCCGTGCAGGAAGCGTTGCTGTCGATCGACAATCAGGTCGGCGCACAGGCGGCGGCATGGCAGCTCGCCGGCCATGCCACCCTCGCCGATGTGCCGGGAAAGCGGCTCGCCGGCACAAGCCGCCTGGTCATCGCCTTCCACCGCGCGATCGCGGCGCTGACCAAGGCCGAGCTGATCGAGCGGCACCGCGACATCGACACCACCGCCGGCGGCGACCGCGACGCCGGCGCGCTCGATCCGTCGATCGCCGAGCTGCGCCGCGACGCCGCCCATGCCATCCGCGACATCCGGGGCGAGCCGCGCGCCCCGGCCGAGCTGCTGTGATGGCCGACACCGTCACCGCGCGCCAGGGCGACACGCTCGACCTGATCCTGCACCGCGACCGGGGCCTGGGGCCGGAGGCGATCGGCCCCGTCCTGTCCGCCAATCCCGGCCTCGCCGCGCTGGGTCCGGTCCTGCCCGCCGGCACCGCGATCATCATCCCCACCGCCGCCGCATCCGCGCCGGCCACCCGCCCCCTCCTCCAGCTTTGGGACTGACATGGGCAAGCTGCTCACCATCCTCGACACCCTGCTCGCCCTGCTGGCGGGGCTGGTCCCCGGCGCGATGGGCGCGGCGGTCAGCCTTGCCTATGAAAAGGGGCTGAGCTGGACCGAGAAATTCACCCAATTCGCGGTCGGCACCGTCGTGTCGTATTTCGCGCGCGGCGCGATCGTCGGGCTTTTCGACCTGCACACCTTCGTGGTCGACGGGATCGTCTTCACCGCCGGCATGATCGCCTTCCGTGCCACGCCCCGCTTCGCCAGCGCGGTGATCGACGCGCTGGTGTCGATCCCCGCCGCGATCCGCGACCGCATCTTCGGAGGCACCAAATGACCCTGACGAGCTGGCAATTTGCGGCGCAGGCCGCACTGTCGCGACGCATCGACGGCATCGTCGTGCATTGCTCGGCCACGCCGGAAGGTCGCGACGTAAGCGTCGCCACCATCCGGAGCTGGCATCGCGCCGAGGGATATGCCGACATCGGCTATCATTTCGTGATCGCCCTTGATGGCAGCATCCAGACCGGCCGCCCGCTGGCGCAGATCGGCGCGCACGTGAAGGGGTACAATGCCCACACCATCGGCGTCTGCTATGTCGGCGGCACCGATGCGGCCGGCAAGCCGAAGGACACCCGCACGCCGGAGCAGCGCAAGGCGCTGATCGCCCTGCTGACGACGCTGCGCGCCCGCTTCCCGCGCGCCACGATCAAGGGGCACCGCGATTATTCGCCCGATCGCAATGGCAATGGCCGGATCGACAGCTTCGAATGGATCAAGGCGTGCCCGTCCTTCGACGCCGCGCGGGAGTATGCGTCGCTATGATCCGCCGCCTGCTCGCCGCGATCGGCATCGATCGCCAGTGGCTGACGCTGATCGCCGTCGGTGCCGCCGCCGCCTTCCTCTACGTCCAGTGGTCGCGGGTGACCGGTGAGCGCGACCGCGCGCTGCAATGGGCTGAGGTCATCTGCGCCGCCGCCGGCACCACCTATGCCGCCTCGGTCCAGACGGTCGACGGCAAGCGCGTGAAATATGCCGCCGGCCAGCGCTGCAAGGCCACCATCGTCGACCTCGCCGCCTTCCGCACCGACAGCGATAGCACGACCGCCGCGACGCTGGCGGCGGCAATGCGCGAGCGCGACGCCCGTACTCAGACCGATGCCGCCCATGCCCGCGCCGCCGCCGAGGCGGCGCGCGCCGCCACCCAGAGAATGGAAGCCGCCGATGCCAAAGCTGCCCCCACCGATCGCGTCGACGGCGATTGGTTTGCTGCTCTCAATGACCTTGCCGGGCTGCGCGCTCCGCCCGCCGGTCGCTAAATCGGTGCCGGTCGCCGTGGAGATCCGCGACACGCCCCCGGCCGATCTGCTGCGCTGCCCGCCCGCGCCCGCCGGCTATCCGGTGGATGCGGAGGCGACGATGCCCGCCGGCGTCCGCGCCGCCACGATCCGCATGGCCACCGCCCTGCGCGACACCCGCGACCAGCTCCTCCGCCTGATCGGGTGGCACGACGCCACCGCCTGCAAGGACCCTGCACAGTGAAGACGACGATCGAGGACCGCGCCGCCGCCGCCGAGCAGGCCAGCCAGCCCTTCGGCCAGGTGGTCGATAATCCCAATCCGCTGACCTTGCTGGGCCGGCTCAAAGCGCTGCTCGAAGCCATCCTGCCCGCCCGGATCGCCTATGCGGTGGTGCCCAGCGACACGGTGGCGCTCAATCCGCTCCCGCGCGGCATTTATGTCGGGACGGGCGGCACCGTCGTCCTGCGCCCGGTCGGATCGTCGGCCGACGTCACCTACCGCAACCTGCCGGATGCGTCGTACATCGCGGTGCGCGTCTCGCACATCCGCGCCACCGGCACCACCGCCCTCAATATGGTCGCGGAAGCATGATGCGCAGCTCCGGCGCCATCGGCGGGCTGCGTCAGCCGCGCCCCTATTTCGGGCCGATCGGGTCGCGCGGTGTGCCGGCCGACACGACGCTCAATCCGTATCGGCGGGCAATGAGCCGCTGCGTCGAATTCCTTCGCGACGATCCCGACTATTTCCAGATCTGCGATTCCAATTTCTACCTGACACAGACAGCGGAATCTTGGGCTGACCTCGGCCCATTCACCCTTCGTCGTGCGCTGCTCACATCGACCGGGTGGTACCGCGTCACGTGGGGCGGCGCCGACTTCGTGGTGATCCAGCCCGGTACTGCCATGAAATTTTCCTATCCGATCCCCAATATGTGGAGGGGGGGCGGTCCCGTCTGGATGGATGCCTTCCTGAATAATGGCAATAATGGCTCCTTCCGATCGCCGATGTGCAATCATTTTTATCCGGCGGGTGGCGAAATGACGTCCTTCTCGGCGTCGCAGGCTGACCTGACCGGGCAAGCCTGGACCGGTGATGCCAGTCAGCAGCAGATCTACCGGCACACCGGTATCTTCGGATGGACGCGAAAAGCGACGGCGGGTCTCATCTGCGACAGCAAGGGCGATCCGAACGCCGAGCAGCGCCGCTTTTGGTGGGCCGGCGAGCTGGCGCGCATCCCGCAGGTGATGGGCACCCTCCACCTCAGCCGCGCCAGCCAGACGCTCGCCAATTTCCTCGCGTCGAGCGAGATGCGCCGCCAATTCCTGCCCTACGTGTCGCACGCGGTGCTGGGCATGGGCACGAATGATCTCGCGGCGGGCGCGACGGCAGCGGAAATGCTCGCCCGTCGCCAGGCGGTGCGTGCGCTGCAGCCGGACAAATCGTGGTGGGAGACGACGCTCTACCCACGCGTGTCGCTGGCGTCCGGTGGCGCATACAATACCTTGGCGGGGCAATCGCCCGTCGCAAGCGAGCCCCACCGGCTTGCCGGAAATGACACGATTTTGGGTGGGACAGCCGGCTTCGAAGGCGTCTTCGACATCAATGCCGCAGTCGAATCCTCGCGACGCAGTGGGAAATTCCTGATCCTCCCCGGCGGCGCTGGAGAGGCGGGCGTTGGCATCACCAGCGATGGGGTCCATTTGAATGAGGTCGGGGTGCCGCTGTGCGCCCGGGCGGTCGATCCGTACCGGCTGCAGCGGGTCGCATGAGCGAAGAATACATGAAAGAGAATTTGGGTGTGGCGCTGGGCGCGGCCGGCTTCCTGCTGGCCTTCGTGTCGGCCGGACTGCGGTGGCACGCCCGCCGATCAGGCAAATCACCGCACCTCGCCGATGCACTCGGCGGCGCGGCGATCCTGACGATGATCACCGCTTTCATCCTGCTCCCGCCGGAGTGACGTGATGCGAAAGCCCGAGACCCTGCGCCAGCTCCTCTACGCCACCGCCCTGGTAGGCCAGACCGAAAAGCTCGCGACCTTCATCGATCGCGGGCGGATCGAATGCCGGCGCGGGGCCAATCTCAGCTTCCGCTACCACTACACGCTGTCGCTGGTGGTCCAAGGTTATACCGGCTCGCCCGACGCGCTGATGATCCCGATCCTCGCCTGGGTGGCCGAGCAGCAGCCCGACCTGCTCGACCGCGCGCCGCATGAGCCCTTCACCTTCGAAAGCGAGCTGCTCGACGCGGATACCGCCGACGTGTCGATCGAGCTGGAGCTGTCCGAGCTGGTACTGGTCGAGCGCACGGCCAAGGCCGCATTCGTCGCGACCCATGTGCCGGAGCCGGTCCTGGTCGACGCCTTCCCCGGCGTCTGTGGCGTGTCGCTGCTGCAGGGTTTGCTCGATGACGGCATGACCATCGTACCCGCATGACCGAGGGCGACGATCTGCTGCAGATCGAATCGCTGGCGGCGGCGCTGCTGCGCAAACTCGACGCGCCCGCCCGCCGCCAGCTCCTGCGCAGCGTCGCGAAAAAGGTCCGCGCCGGCCAGCGCGCGCGGATCGAGCGTCAGCAGAATCCGGACGGCAGCGGCTTCGCGCCCCGCCGCAAGCGCCCGGAGCCGGTGCGCGGCAATCGGGCGGTCCATTTCCTGTACCCCAAGGGCGATCCCGCCCCGCGCGAAGTCTACATGAAGAGCTGGACGCTCGACGGCCCGCTGATGACTGGCTTCGACATCAAGGCTGGCGCCATCCGCTCCTTCCACCGCGACCGCGTGGAGAAGTGGCTCCCGCTAGACGAAGGGCAGGACAACGCAGGCGCCGGCCGCCTGCGCCGGAAGGGGCACATCCGGCGGAAGGCGATGTTCCGCAAGCTGCTGTCGCCCCGCCACCTGAAGGAAGGCGCGACCGACACAGAGGCATGGATCGGCTTCACCGGACAGGCCGCACGCGTCGGCCGCATCCACCAGGACGGCCTGGTCGACAAGCCGGCGCTGAAAGCAAAGCCGGTGCGCTATGCCCGCCGCCGCCTGCTGGGCCTGACCGATGCCGACCGGGCGATGGTCGCCGAAGCCTTCATGGCGTCGCTGGTCGACGGCACCGGGTAGAGACGCACTCTACCCCCCGCCGCGCTGGCGTGTGACCATTGCTCGCTACGACATGGCCGGCGATGGACCTTGCCGCCGCCTCCAGCCCTGTCGACCTGTCGCGCCTGCCCGCGCCGGTTCTGATCGCCCAGCCCGGCTTCGACACGATTGTCGCCACGCTGGTCGCGGCGATGCAGGAGCAATATCCCGACTTCGACGCGACGCTCGATAGCGAGCCGATCATGATGCTGCTGCAGGCCGCCGCCTACCAGATCATGCTGATCCGCGCTGACTTCAATGACAGCGCGCGCCAGCTGCTGCTGGCCTTCGCGACCGGCGCGCATCTCGATCATCTCGGCGCCCTGGTCGGCCTGCCCCGCCTTGTCCTGACGCCTGCCGATCCCGTCACCGGCACCAACGCCGTGATGGAAAGCGACGAAGCCTTTCGCCAGCGCATCGTCCTCGCCCCCGAAAGCTTCTCGGTCGCCGGCCCCGATCTCGCCTATGTCGCCTTCGCCCGCCGCGCCGATGGCGACGTAGCCGACGCGAGCGTCACCAATCCTGCCCCCGGCGAGGTCGTGGTCACGGTGCTGTCCGCGCAGGGCGACGGCACCGCCCCGGCCGCGCTGCTCGCAAAAGTGCGCGCGCAGGTCGACGATCGCGCGGTGCGCCCGTTGACCGATGCGGTCACCGTCCAATCGGCGACCATCCTGCCTTTCGCCGTCGACGCCCGCGTGTGGACCTTCTCCGGCCCAGACGCGGCGCTGATCCTGTCCGCCGGCCGCACCGCGCTCGATCGCTATATCGTCGAAAGCCGCAAGCTCGGCCGTGCCATCCGGCGCAGCGGTATCGAGGGCGCGCTGCAGGTCGCCGGCGTCGAGCGCGTCGAGCTGCCGGGTTGGATCGATATCGTACCCGATAGCACGAAGGCGGCGCACTGCACCGGCATCCAGGTGACCCATGCTGGATACGCCTAGTCTCCTGCCGCCCAATGCTACCGCCTTCGAGCGCGCCGTAGAGCGCGCGCTGTCGCGCGTCACCGCGATCGATACGCCCGTCTCGACGCTGATGGATCCCGCGACGATCGACGCCGCGGTGCTGCCCTTCCTCGCCTGGCATTTGTCGGTCGACCGGTGGGAGACGGACTGGACGGATGCCGCCAAGCGTGCCGCCGTCGCCGATGCCATAGCCGAGCAGCGCCGCAAGGGCACGCCCGCCTCCGTCGATAGGGTCCTCGCAGACTTCGACGATCTGCTGCAGCTGGTCGAGTGGCACGAGACGACACCGCGCGGTCGCCCGCACACCTTCGAAATCCGCCTGCCGCTCGGTGCCGACGGCGGTCCCCGATCGCGCGCCGCCTTTGCCGACGCGATCATCCGCGATGTCGCGCGGGTGAAGCCGGCGCGAAGCCAGGGCACGCTGGTGCAGCTGATTCCCGTCGCCGGACGTGCCGGAATCCAGTCGGTCGCCCGCGTGCTGGGTGAGACCCGCCTCGGCATGACCTACACCGACGACCGGTCGCAGCCCTGGGACGCCCTGCTGCAGACCGAGAATGGCGAGCCGATCCAATCCGCCGATGGCACCTATCTGGACACCCGCCCATGACCGTACCCTCGCTTTCGCTCGTCATCACCTCGGCCGGGCTGCAGCGCTTTACCGCCGCGCAGCTCGGCGAGGATATCGACCTCACCGTATCGGCGGTCGGCCTGTCAAATGCCGCCTTCGTCGCCGCACCGACGCTGACCGCGCTGCCAGGCGAATTTCGCCGCGTCGCGACGATCTCAGGGGCCGCGACCGGCGCCGACACCGTCCACCTGGTCGTGCGCGACGCGGCGGAAATCCAGTACGAGGTTCGTGGCTTCGGCCTTTTCCTCTCCGACGGCACGCTCTTCGCGGTCTACGCCCAGGGCGATCCGATCTTCGAGAAATCGGCGCGCTCGATGATGCATATCGCGATCGACCTCGTCTTCCCGACCGGGACCGCGACCTCGCTCACCTTCGGCGACACCAATTTTCTCAATCCCGCCGCGACCGAAACCGTCGCCGGCGTGGTCGAGCTGGCGACCTCTGCTGAGGTCGGCACCGGCACCGATGCGACCCGCGCCGTCACCCCGCGCGGCCTGACCGATCGGCTGACCGCCTTCCTGCTGACCATCACCGCGCTGATCGCCGAGCGCGTACCGATGACACGTCAGATCAAGACGGCGGGTCTCGCCTTCGGCGCGCAGACGCTGGCGAGCGACGTGACGATCTCAGTCCCGTCTGCCACCGCTGCCCAGATGCGCGCCGGCACCGCCGGCAATGCGGCGCTCACCCCAAAGAATTTCGGCGACCTTGCCACCATCGCCGCCACCGGCTCCTACACCCTGCCCGGCGGCCGCATCGACAAATGGGGCGGGTATCGGGGCCGCTCGAATAGCGAGATCTCGCTGCGCGTGCCTTTCGACGTCCCCTTTCCGACCGCTTGCTTCCGCGTGCTGCTGACCCCGCGCATCGCCAGCGCCAACGCCAGCGACGATTATTTCTGCCAGCTCGTTGGCGATCCCGACGCCGCCGGCTTCACCGTCCAGTACCAGTCCGACGACGCCAATGGCGGCCTAGACGGATTCGACTGGCTCGCGATCGGAAACTGATACATGGCCAAGATTTCCGCCCTCCCCCTGCTGGCTGCGCCGACCGGTATCGAAACGGTCCCGGTCCTCGACGGCGACGTCACCCGCCGCACGCCGCTGCGCCCACTTGCCGAAGCCGCAATGGCCCCCGCCCTCGCCCGCGCCGATGCCGCCATCGCCCAGGCTGAAGGGCATGTCGCCACTTTGGGTGTGCTGGCGACCGACGCGCGGATCGATCGCGTGGTCGAAGGACCGGTCGAGGCGCTGACCGATGAAGCCGGAAGCGTCATCCGCGCGAGCTTTGCGAGCGGCCGATTCCTGACCCCGCACTTCGATACCGGGCAATTCTTCAATCCGCGCGCCCGGCTGATCGGACCGGCGCGCCGCGACATCTCGCATCACGCACTGGCGCTGATCCATTTTCTGGGCTGGGGCCAGTCGCAAATGGGTGCCGGCAATGCGATCTACTCCAGCCCGCGCGTTGATCCCCGCGACTTCACCTTTTCCGGCGGCATCACCAGCGTCGGGCCAAGCGATACCTTCGCGCCGATGCCGGTGATCGGCAATGCACAGATCCTGTGGGCGGCGATGGCCCAGCTCAAATTTTTGATTGCCGCCGACCATGGCTATGCCGACGACTATCGCCTCTTCGCCTCGACCAGCTTCCAAAATGGCACGCCGCTCGCGCAGCTTTCCAAGGGCTCCGATACCTACACCCGCCTGATGGCGCAGGTGGCGAATGCCGCCCGCCTGTCCGACACAGCGGGCTATATCCACCGGGTCGGGGCATTCTGCGGCTTTCAGGGCAATGCCGACGTCAATACGCCGACCGCGACCTATCGCGCCGCCCTGCGCCAGCTCATGACCGACGTGAAGGCGGACGTCCGGTCCCGCACCGGCCAGCTGTCGCTGCCCTTCCTCTTTATCCAGGATGCCGATCAACAGACCGACTATGCGGCCGGTCAGCCCTATCAGCCGACCGCCGCCGCTGCGCTCTACGACCTGGTCAAGGCGGGCGAGCTGCTGATCGCGTGCCCGGCCTATCACGTCGAATATTCCGACGATCGCCACATGACCGGCAATGGCTATGCCCAGCTGGGCCAGCACCTCGGTCGCGCGCTCTACGAGGCGGTCTATCGCGGATCGGCATGGACCGGCCTGCGCCCACGCGAAGTGATCCGCTATCGATCGAATAAGGTGCTGCTACGATTCCACGTGCCGGTCGCCCCGCTCGTCTTCCGCACCGATATCGTCACCGACCCCGGTCAGGGTGGCTTCCGCTTCGTCGATGACCAAGGCGGCACCGCCATCGTCAATCGGCAGATTGTCGGGCCGGAAGAGGTGCTGCTGACCCTCGGCCGCGACATGGCCGGAAATCCGGAGGTCCGCTATGCCTGGGACACGACCGGCGGCACCGCCAGTGGCCCGAAGACCGGCCCGCGCGGGTGTCTCTTCGATAGCGATACGACGCAGGGGTATTTCATCAATACGGATGCTCCATGGGATCTCGCCAATCCCTGCGTCCGCTTCAAGGAAGCCGTATCGTGAGCGGGATTGCCTATGCCATGCGCGGCCTGGTCGCGCCCGCCGCCCTCACGCTCTCCGGCATCGGACGCCTGCCGACCGAGGGCCTGCTCGGCTATTGGGATTTTCTCGGTCCACAGACCTACCTGCTCGACAAGTCGGGCATGGGGCGGACGATGGCAGTCGATCCGCAGGCCGCCGACGTCCGCTGGTCGAAAGGCTTGCTCGCCAATGGCAGCAATGCGGCGATTCTGACCACCGATCTGCGCCGGGGGGCGGGTGCCGCCGGCAATCGCTTCACCGCCGTCGTCGTCTACCGCGCGGAAAGTGCGGCGCAGTCCTACCTGCTCTCTGACCGCGAGGGACGCGGCATTTCCCTGACCCGCGCCGGCGCGCATTGCGGCTTCGTCTATTCGGCCGGCACCGGCGGCGGCAATATCAAGACGGGCGAGATCGGCGATGTGCCGGGCAAGTCCTTCGACTGCTGGATCATGTACGCGATCGGATGCGACGGGTCGCGGATCTATCTCTCGCTCGATGGACTGCCGTGGAATGCCGGCACCGCGATCGATGCCGCCGGCGTCTATCCGCTGCTCGCCACCTCGACCCTGACGTCTGGCGATCTCTATGTGCGCAGCGCCGGCCAATATGCCGCGCTCGCCTATTGGGACCGGCTGCTGTCCGCCGACCAGCTCGCCAGCACGATGCGCGCCTTGCGCCGTCAGCTGATCGCAAAGGGCGGAATGCTGTAATCGCTGCCGGGTAGAGTGCGTCTCTACCCGGTCGCGCCCTCGCACCCGGCGCGCTTGCCTGCACTGTGCCCGGATGGCCCAGCCTGTCGACCTCCCCCGCCTCATCGGCGACCTGATCCGCGAAGGCGTGGTGATCGCGCGCGCCGGCGCGCTGTGCCGCGTCCGCATCGGCGACATCGAGAGCGGCGACATTCCGTGGCTCGCCGGCCGCGCCGGCAAGGCGACGATTTGGTCGCCACCCTCGATCGGCGAGCAGGTCGCGGTGCTGTGCGGCGAAGGCGACCTCGCCCGCGCGATCGTGCTGCCCGGCCTCTTCTCCGACGCCCACCCCGCGCCGGCCGACGACGAAAGCTTCCATGTCGCCTTCGATGACGGCTGCTGGATCGGCTACGATCCGGCCAAGGGCACGGCGATGGTCGTGCTGGGCGACGGCACCCGCTTCGCAGTCGCGCCCGGCAAGGTCCGCATCGACGCGGATCTCGAAGTCACCGGCACGGTCTTTGCCGACGTCGATGTGATCGCCGCCGGCAAAAGCCTGAAATCCCACAAGCACACCCTGGTCCAGCCCGGCCAAGGCGTATCGGGCGCGCCGCAATGATCGGCATGGACCGCCACACCGGTCGCGCCTGCGCCGGCGCCGATCATCTGCGCCAGTCGGTCGGCACGATCATCCGCACCCCGATCGGCACGCGCGTCGGCCGTCGCGACTTCGGCTCGCATATTCCCGAGCTGATCGACCAGCCCCTCAATCCCGCCACCCGGCTTGCCGTCATCGCCGCCGGCGCGCTCGCCCTGCTGCGACAGGAGCCGCGTATCCGCGCGCAGCGAGTCCTTTTCGAGGTGACGGGCACCGGCGCGGCGACGCTGCGCATCATCGGCACCCGCCTCGACGGCCCCCGCCCCGCCCCGATCGACCTCATAACCGCCCTCCGCCCTGCCCGCGCCTGAAAGGACTTCCATGGCCACCGCCTTCCACCACGGTATCACCGTCACCGAATCGAAGACCACGTCGCGCCTGATCGCGACGATCGCCACCGCCTGCATCGGCCTGGTCGTCACTGCGCCCGCCGCTGATGCCGCCGCCTTCCCGCTCGACCGCCCGGTGCTGATCGATGAGACGCCCGGCCACATCGACATGACTACCGCGCTGGCGAAAATCGGCGCGACCGGCACCGGCCGCACCGTGCTGGAGGCGATCGCGTCGAAGGTCCGCACGCCCGTGATCGTCGTGCGCGTCGCGCCCGGCGCCGATGCCGCCGCGACCGCCACCGCCGTGATCGGCGCGACCAATGCCGGTGTCCGCACGGGAATGCAGGCGCTGCTGGCGGCCGAGGCGCAGACCGGCATCCGCCCGCGCATCCTCGCCACCCCCGGCCTTGAAAGCGCGACCGTCACCGCCGCGCTGGCGGTAATCGGCGGCAAGCTCCGGTCGATGACCTATGCCCGCGCGCTCGGTACGGACCTCGCCACGCTGGTCGCCTATCGCGGCGGCTTCGACAGCCGCGAGCTGATGCTGCTCTATCCCGACCTGAAGGTCACCGACGCCGCCGGCGCGGTCGTGCCCAGCTTCGCCGCCGCCCACGCCGTCGCCATGCGCGCGCTGATCGACCAGACGCAGGGCTGGCACAAGACGCTCTCGAATGTCCCGATCCCCGGCGTCGTCGGCACCACCGCCGACGTCCCCTTCGACCTGCAGGACCCCGACGCCGACGCCAATCGCCTCAATGCCGATGAGATCACCACCATCGTCCGTCTGGGCGGGGAGCTGCGCTTCTGGGGTTCGCGCACCTGCGCGACCGATGAAGATTTCTATTTCGAAAGCGCGACCCGCACCGCGCACATCGTCGCCGACACCATCGCCGCCGGCCTGATCTGGGCAATCGACAAACCGCTGACCCCGTCGCTGGCGAAGGACATCGTGGCGCGCGCCAACGCGAAATTCCGCGCGATGGTGCAAGCCGGCGAGCTGCTCGGCGCCACCGCCTGGTACGATCCGACCCGCAATCCCGTCGCCGATCTGAAGACTGGAAAGCTGGCGATCCGCTACAAATACACGCCGGTCCCGCCGCTGGAGCACCTCCACCTGTCGCAGGAGGTCACCGACGAATTCCTCGCCGATTTCAGCACGCTGGTCGGCGCCTGATCGCCCCCGCGCCCTGACCCTTTTCCGGAGCATTCCCATGGCCCTTGCCGAAAAATTCAAGCAGTCCGACCTCTATATCGACGGCGCCTGGCGCGCCGAGCAGGTCTCGGTGACCCTGCCCAAGCTCGGTCGCAAATTCGAGGAATTCCGGCCCGGCGGCCTCAATCGCCCGATCAAGGTCGATATGGGCGGCGAAGCATTGGAGGCCGAATGGACCGCCGGTGGCTGGGTCCGGGACGTCATCAATGGCTTTGGCGCGGTATCGGTTGAAGGGCAGCTGCTGCGCTTCGTCGCATCCTTCCAGGACGATTCGACCGGTGCGTGCCACAGCTGGGAAGCCATCATCGGCGGCCGGCATGAGGAAATCGACCTCGGCGAATCCAAGCCCGGCGAGGATACCGAGATGAAGTGCAAAACGGCGGTCGCCTTCTACTCGCTCCACCGCGACGGCGAAGAGCTGGTCTATATCGACGTCCTCGCGATGATCGAGCGCTACGGCGGTCGCGACATCATGGAAGCCCACCGCGCCGCCCTCGGCCGCGCCTGATCCCCCGCGCCCCGGCCGCGTGCCGGGGCGGTTGCCACCATTTCGAAAGCCTGACCCATGAAGACCACGACCTTCACGCTGCAATCGGCGATCAGCACCGGTGCCATCATCGCCCACGACGCCGGCACCGTCATCACCATCCGCCAGCCCAAGGCGGGCGAGCTGCGCGGCCTGTCGACCAATCCACTGATCCAGGGTGATTATACCGCGCTGGAGACGCTCGCCCCGCGCATCACCCAACCCCGGCTCGAAAAGCAGCACATCGCCGAGATGGACCCGGCCGATCTGACGCAATTCCATCTGGAAGTGCTGGATTTTTTGCTGCCATCGGCCGCGAAGCAGGCGGTTTCCCCGACCGAGTAGAGCCGATCATGGCGGACATCTGGTGGGTGCTGCGCGGCCAGCCAGACCTGCAGGCGATGTCCGCTATGTCGCTGGCCGAGCTTATGGACTGGCATCGCCTCGCCGTAGAGCGCGCGCCCAAGAAGGAAAAATGGCGTGGCTGATCGTGACCTGCGCATCCGTATGCTGCTGGACGCCGCAGATCGTGTCAGCCGCCCCCTGCGCGACATCACCAGCGGCGCACGCCGCGCAGCCGATGCAATGCGCGGCACCCGGCAGGAGCTGCAGAAGATCGGCGATGCGCAGGGCCAGATCGACGCCTTCCGCACGCTGAAGGACTCGATGCGCGGATCTTCCGCAGCGATGCAGGCCGCACAGGCCCGCGCCGCCGCGCTCGGCCGTGAGATCGCCCAGGTCACGACCCCGACCAAGGCGATGAGCCGCGAATTCGAGAAGGCAAAGCGGGAAGCCGCCCAGCTCGAGTCGCAGCACCACAGCCAGACCCAGCAGCTGCAGGACCTGCGCACCCGCCTGCGCGAGGCGGGGATCGATACCCGCAATCTGGCCCAGCACGACCGCGACCTGCGCGACCGGTCCCGTGACCTGACCCGCACGCTGGAGGATCAGGGCCGCGAGCTGGAGCGCCTGTCCGGCCGGCAGCAGCGCTTTGGCGCGGCGCGCGACCGCTTCAATAGGACGATGGGCACCGCGCAGAATGTCGCTGGCGCCGGCATGGGGATGCTCGTCACCGCCGGCGCCATGGCCGTGCCGATCGTCGCGGGCGTGAAGGCCGCGCAGGAATTCGAATCGAAGATGACCGACATCGGTCAAAAGGCCGATCTCACCCGCGCAGCGACCGCGCGCATGGGCACCGACCTGCTGAAGGCCGCCCGCGCCGCCAATCAGATGCCGGACGCAATGCAGGGCGGCGTCGACACGCTTGCCGGCTTCGGCCTCGACCCGCGCCAGGCGACGGCGATGATGCGGCCGATCGGCAAGGCCGCGACCGCCTACAAGGCAGAGATCGCCGACCTTGCCGCCGCCGGGTTCGCCGTCCACGACAATCTCAAGGTGTCGATCGCCGACACGTCGCGCGTGATCGACGGCATGGCGGCGGCGGGCAAGGCAGGCGCTTTCGAGGTGAAGGACATGGCGCAGCACATGCCCTCGCTCACCGCTGCCTATCAGGGGCTGGGACAGAAGGGCGTGTCGGCCAGCAATGACCTCGCCGCCGCGCTGCAGATCACGCGCAAGGGCGCCGGCGACAGCGCCACCGCCGCCGGCAATCTGGCGAATGTGCTGCAGAAGGTCACCAGCCCGGCGACGGTCAAGGCCTTTGAGAAAATGGGCGTCGACCTGCCCAATGCGCTGAAGCACATGTATGCGGAGGGCAAGACGCCGATCGAGGCTATCGCCGAGCTGACGAATTCGACCCTCAAGGGCGACCTGTCCCGCATGGGGTATCTTTTCGAGGATGCCCAGGTGCAGGCCGGTCTACGCCCGCTGATCCAGAATATGGACGAATACCGCCGCATCCGTGAGGAGGCGGGCAAGGCCGGCGGCACTACCGATCGTGACTTCGCCGAGCGGATGAAGGACAGCGCGGAGCGGACCAAGCAGCTGTCGGTGAATGCCCAGACGCTCGGTATCCAGCTGGGCACGGTCCTGCTGCCGACCGTCAATGATCTGCTCGGCAAGGCAGCGGCGATGGCCGGGCGCCTCGGCGACTGGTCGCAGCGGCATCCGGCGCTGACCAAGGCGGTGGTCCTGCTGGCGGTCGGCCTCACCGCGCTGCTCGGCGCGGCGGCGCTACTGACGCTGGGCTATGCCGCGATGATGGGACCGATGGCGCTTTTCGGCGCGCTGTCGACCGCCACCGGCATGGCGATGCTCCCGCTGATCGGCACCGTGCTGGCCGTCGTCGCGGCGCTCGCCCTGCTCGCCTATGGCGCGTACCTAATCTACCAGAATTGGGATGGAATCGTCGCCTGGTTCGGTGCGCTGTGGGGCCGGATCAAGGCTTTCTTCAGCAGCGGCATCGCCAATATCAGCGCCACGATCCTCGAATGGACGCCGCTCGGTCTCTTCTACCGCGCCTTTGCCGGGGTGATGAATTGGCTCGGTGTGTCGATGCCCGCCAGATTTTCCGATTTCGGCCGGATGCTGATTTCCGGTCTCATCAATGGCATCACGGCGCGATTTTCCGCCTTGAAGTCGACGGTGATGGGCGTTGCCCATTCGGTGATGGGCTGGTTCCGAGGGCCAGTGCAGATCAAGTCGCCATCGCGCGTATTCGCTCGCTACGGCGGGTATCTGATGGAGGGGCTGGGGCAAGGCATCGATCGCGGCTCTGGCGGCCCGCTTGATCGCATCACCCGCCTGTCGCGCGAGCTGGGCGGCGCGATGGCGCTGGGCGCGGCCACGCCGTCGCTGGCGGCCGGCGGCCTGCCCCCGCCCGGCACCGGCCCCGCGCCCGCTGGCGGCGCACCCTCGGCCCGCACCTATAATATCACGATCAACGCCGGCGGCGGGAATGCGCAGGAGATCGCCGACGCGGTGCAAAAGGCGATCAAGGACCTCGACCGCAAGGACCGCGCCGCCAGCTATTCCGAATTCGCCGACCGCCCCGACTGGGAAGTCTGACCATGCTGATGTCGCTGGGGCTATTCCCCTTTTCGCTCCCCACCCTCGCCCATGACGATCTGTCACGTCGCACCGCGTGGCGCCACGCCACCGCTTCGCGGATCGGCGCGCGCGACGCGACCCAATATGTCGGGCCGGGCGAGGAGACGGTCAGCATCGGCGGCACCGCCCATGCCGAACTGACCGATGGCCGCGCCTGCCTCGACCAGCTGCGCGACATGGCCAGCACCGGCCAGGCATGGCCGCTGGTCGACGGCGCCGGCACCGTCTTCGGGGCCTTCGTGATCCAGACGCTCGACGAAAAGCACAAGGCGCTCTTCCCGGACGGCACCCCCCGCGCGATCGATTTCAGCATTGAGCTGCTCCGGGTCGACGAATGAGCAATATCCCAGACTATCGCGTGGAGGTGAATGGCACCGACATCACGCCCCGGCTACGCGAGGCCCGCCCCGGCCAGCGCACCGCCGATCGCCCCCGCACCCGGCTCATCTCGCTCGGTCTGACCGACAAGCGGGGCAGCGAGGCCGATCAGCTCGATTTGGTCATCGACGACAGCGACGGCGGTGTCGAGCTGCCTCCGACCGGCGCGATCATCCGCGTGTCGCTGGGCTGGCGCGCTGGACCCGACGTCACCCCCGGCCTGGTCGACATGGGCACCTACATCGTCGACGATGTGGGCCACAGTGGCCCGCCCGATCAGATCACCATCCGCGCCCGCTCCGCCGACTTCACCGGCGCAATGCGCGTCCGGCGGGAGCGCAGTTGGCACGGCACTACGCTTGGCGCGATCGTCGCCGACATCGCCAAGGCGCATGGCCTGAAGCCCCGTTGCGCCGTCGCGCTGGCGTCGATCACGGTCACTGCCAAGGCGCAGAGCCGGGAAAGCGACTTGGCCTTCCTGCGCCGGCTCGGCCGCGAGCACGATGCCGCCGCGACCATCAAGGACGGCAATCTGATCCTCAAGCCGATCGCCGACCGCGCCACCGTATCAGGCAAGGCGCTGCCGGCGGTCACCATCCGCCGCCGCGACGGCGACCGCCACGATTACCAGTTGCAAAAGCAAGAGGAGGCGACCGGCGTGTCGGCCGACTGGCACGACCGCGCCACGGCCAAAAAGAAGACCGTCACCGCCGGCAAAGCTGAGGGCGCGCGCAAGCTGTCGCGCACTTATGCCAGCGAGGCCGACGCACGCGCCGCTGCCAAGGCCGAAGCCGGCCGCGCCGCCCGCCAGCCCCGCACCCTGTCGTTATCGCTGGCGCTCGGCCGCCCTGACCTGAAGCCTGAGACGCCGGTCATGGTGTCGGGCTTCCAGGTCACGATCGACGCGCAGCGCTGGGTGCTGGCCGAGGTGACCCACACGCTCGGTGACCGTGGATTTACGACCGGGCTAAAGCTCGAAAGCGCCTAACGCGAAACGGGCTTCCAAATGCGCTGTCCAATTGAACTAATGGCGAGATCCGACGTCGGTGCGAAATCGATCCTGTATCTAGATCCATTATACGATCCAAATTCAACCCAAGAGGGAACGGCATCAAACATCATATGCAAGCTAGTGGCTGCATCGACCCTGTCGCCAATATACCTATGAAACAGTCCGTTCGACATAAATTGACCCGCCATTTTCATGGCGCCGCCGCCTGAAATTAAACCGCGTGGATTTGCGCACATGAGCGTAAATTTTTGGGCATCCCGTTCGGGTACGATGCTGTGGGGCTTCGTCCAAGTGCCAGTTCTCGGCCACACTTCCAAGCAGTAATATGTCTGCATCTTGTAAAGGGTATGGCCATATGGTTCAGGAGCAAGATCGACTACCGATCGCGTTCCTGCCAACGCATCAGAAACTTGCTGTACCCAGTCATTTGCACGTAGATTGACGTACAAGCGCGTTGATATAGCAGAGGGAATGATTTCACGGTCCAAATTTCCTGGGAACAAACCGATTATCGGAAACTCGGCGCCTTTGGTACGAAGAGTTCGATCGAGGGCATATGCTAATTCCTCCTGACATGGCTCACTACGCAAACTGTTCTCAGTGACGTATATGGCCCAACCAGTGATACCAGGGTCGCGTATGGCAGTATCGATCTGTGTCCAGAGACGCTGTCCAGCCAAGAGTTGAGCTCGATCGAAGCCGACGTCAATTCCGGCCTGCCTCAAGGAGGCGACAATATGGTCTACATCCTCTTCCTCGTTATCCTTCCAAGCGTAAGTGAGCCACAGCTTAGTCATTCATGCTCCTGCGGATACAGTTTCTGCAAGTTTCAGCTTTCAAACTGCGGCTCACCTGGTGAGCTCACGTCGTAATCGCTTCCTTGAAGCGCACGCATGGATTGGCAAGCGATGAATCGCGGTGCGCGGGCCGCGTGGGATCGCTATCGAACAGGCACCCGCGTGGCCCAGTCGTGCGACCGGCGAGCTGCCCACCCACGGAATACCACGCATAGGCCAGCGTCGCGCTACCTTGCAGCGGACGATCAAGCACAATATCGACCGTATCCGACCCGACGATCTGCATTGACCGGATCGCGACCGTACCGCGCCCATCGCGAACGACAAAGCCATTATCACCCGGATCAGTCACGCGATCGGTGCGGAAGACGATCGGTGCGACCGGGACATCGAAGACCGCGCGCACGGTGCTCGCGCCATCCCACCGAATGGTTCTTGGCCGCAGCCCGGTCCAGCGCTCCCCGCGATAGACGACTGAGTACAGCACACGGCCGAGATGCTGCCCCAGATGCTGATAGCTGTCGCCGATCAGATGGACACCGTCGGAATAATCGAGGTGATACGTCGGCGCGAAACACAGGATGTCGTCGGTATCGCGGGTCAGCTGGTTGATCGCCGCGGCGGTGTGCGGCTCATACTCCTCGCCCCGCTCCCACTGATACTGCTCGGACGCGCACTGGTAGCTGAAAAGCGAAATCGGGGACGTCTGACCGGTCGATGCGGTGATACCGACACGATAATCGTTAAGTAGCCGCACCAGCTGCGCCTTGTAGGTCGAGACGTCCGTCGCGAAATCCGCTTCGCCCTGCAGAAAGCATAGCGCCTGGACCAAGGACGTACGCGAAGCCGCCTTCGCGAGCCGCGCACCTTCAGTAATCTGGAACTGTCCGTCCGCGAACGCCTCGCTACCCTTGGAAATTGCAGACAACGGTTGACCGTTCCGCCCATGCGCAGACGCGAGTAGCGAATAGTCGTCGTTGTAAGCAGCATCGCCGGTCAGCAGGAACTTGTACTGGTTCATTGCCTCCCAAAGCACCTGAGCGGGACCGATCTTCGGCATCGGCGCGAAGGTATTCGTCGTGCCGACACCAGCCATAATGCCGGACGAAAATGTCAGATCGCCCGCGTAGGGCTCGGCCGACGGGTAGGCGGAATTTCCAGCGACGGACAGAGACTGACCGGTCATCAGGAAGTGATTGATCGAAGCCGCGGCCGTAGCGCGCACCCTCGGTCCCTTTGGGGCACGGGTATCAGTCAGCGGCCGCGACGGGGTCGGTGATGGCGTGGGAGTAGGCGTCGGAGTAGGTGTTGGGGTCGGCTGAACGTCCACCGTTCCTCCACCTGCACCTCCGGAGCCGCCCCCGCACCCACCCAGCGCGAGCAGCATTATCCCGTTCGCGACAACGTCGCGTCTTGAAATAGTCATTGATCCCCCTTTTCGCGGCGCCTGCGTAGTAATCTTTGCAGCGGCGACGCATCGACACGGGCCTAGCTACATTCGCCGGCCAACAAATACCACCTTACCAATGACATGAACCTCATCCGTCGTCGCGACGTCGTCGCTGACGTCGGGATTGGGTGACAGCAGACGGACCTGCTCGCCACGGATACGGACGCGTTTGATGGTGTGCATGCCACTGATCGCCAGCGCCCAGATGCCGTCGTCGCGGCCTATGATTCGCTGCGATCGGTCAATGATGACCAGATCGCCGTGATTGATGACAGGCTGCATCGAATCGCCGACGCCGCGCGTCACAAAAAGGCTGGTCGACGGGCTTTCGCTCATCGCCTCCATCAGGAGGCGCGGCATCTTGTGGACTACGATCGATACCGGAGTGTCGCCATAAGCGGATCCAAGACCGTAATCGAGATCGACTTCCTCAAGCGGCACCAAGTCGAGCTGTTCGGCGATCATATCCGCCGAAGGCAGCGGCACTGCGCCTTCCGAGGGATCATCGGTCTCGCATGCCAGGTATCCCGGCGTTGTACGCAGGACCTGCGCGATCCGGTGCAAATGTGAAGAACCTGAGCTGATCCCGGCCTCTAGCTTGCCAATCGTAGGCTGGGACAGGCCTGCCGCCTTGGCGAGCGCAGCTTGCGACATGCCAGCATCGGTGCGAAGTTTCGCGATGCGTTCCCCGGTTCGCATGCCCGCTACATTATTCCAACAGGAATAATTCGATAGCTTCGATTGGCAATTGACTTGCGTATTCTATTTGGAATAATGCGAGGCATGGATGAGAGAATCTCCCCGGTCGAAGCACTTGAGCGCGCGGTAAGCGTGGCTGGGTCACAGATGGCGTTCGCCCGTATCTGCGGGGTTGGCCAACCTGCGGTATCGAAATGGCTACAGCTCGGCCGCTCGCTCCCGGCGCAGCATGTACTCCCAGTGGAAAGCAAGACAGGTGTTCGTCGCCATCTCCTTCGTCCTGACCTCTACCCTACGTCGAGTGCCGACCTCCCCGGCGACGTAGCCCCTGGCGCGGCGGCCGTCGCACCGAATCGCACCGAATTTTCGGTCGAGCGGAAGCGCACATGATGCGCCGCGCCCATTTCTTCCTTGCCGCTCAGCGTGCCGCGACCAACCTTCCCCGCGCCCTGTGCCGCATTGTCGTCGCGACCGGCCTGCTGATCGCGCTGATCGCCTACACGATGCTCACCGGCGTCCTGACGGGGGAAGCATGACGGCGCTTCGCGATCCCGATGGCTGCGGCCACGCCATGCGTCGCATCGAAGGCCAGCTTGGCAGCTTCGAGGCTGTCGCGGCCGTCGTCGGCCGCAGCATCGGCTGTGTTTCCGACTGGGCATCCGATGCGCGCGCCGCCTGCCCTAGTTGGGCGCAGGCCATCGCGCTCGACGCCGCCTATCGCGCCGCCGGTGGCGAAGGCGCGCCGCTGTACGAGGCATATGGCAAGCAGCTCGATCTGTCGCTGAAGGAAATGACGGCGTGCCACGCCGCGCTCGCCGAGCAGCTGGCCGAGGCCACAAAGGAAGTCGGTGAAGCACTCGGCGCTGCCATGCGCCTGACCGTGCCCGGCTTTAGCCTCAATCAGGCCCGCATCGCCGATATCGAATTGGACGAGGCAGAGACGCGCTTCAAAGGGCTGCGCCGCCTCATCAAGAGCTTTGTCCTCGGCGCGGGGCCGGGCAAGTCGGGGGGTGCCCAGTGAAGACCAGAATTTCCAAGCCGCGACAGCCGGCGATCGATTGCCCGCATTGCGGCCATCGCATGATCGTCCGCAATTCCGAAGTGCAGACCGCGACCAGTCGCGAACTGCGCCTCGCCTGCACGAACGACGACTGCCGCGCGGTCCTCAATGGTCAGCTGGTGCTGATCTCGACGCGGGTACCCAGCGCCTGCCCCAATCCCGCGATCGTCTTCGCCGCCGCCCGCGGGAGGGCGCCCCACGACGACACCCCCACCCCGGCCAATGATCCCGGCCCGCTGACCCCGGCGGCCACCGACATGAGCGGCTGACCCCGCGCGGCCTGACCGCCGCCCACCGACCCTTTCCCGACTGATCCACCCGGCGGCTCCACCCCCGCCGCCGGGACCGCCCCCGCCTTGCCTGACACGGAGACGCCCGATGTACCTCGCGCACGACTTCACCGCCGCCAAGCCCCGCCCGCCGCTGCCGCGCATCGCTGATGCAAAGCCGATGACGCCCAGCGAGTATATCCGCCTGCGCCGTCTCGCCGCCAAGCTGTCGGAACATGACCTCGCCCAGCGGATGGCGCGCCTCTACGTCAGCACCGCGACCCGCCGGCCGGGCGACACGGTGCTGAAGATCTCGAAGACGATGCTGCACCTGCTGCGCGCCATCGAGCTGCCCGGCGCCGTCGCCCGCCGGCCGCAGACCATTACCGCCCTCGCCGCCGTCCTCCTCTTCGACGTCGACGTCTATTGGCAGCTCGCCCAATGCCCGCCCGACCGCCACCCCCGCGTATGTCGCGGCTGCGGCACGTCAGCGCACGACCACGACGCCCCGCGCTGGGCGACGCGCACCAGCTGCGAGCGCTGCGACCCCACCGGGGACGGCCAGTGAGCGCGCCGACCTCGCGCAAGGCGCGCGCGCTGCGCATCGCCGGCATCATCCTTGCCGCCGCCACGATCGTCCTCCTGTCGCCGATCCTGGTCGGAAAGATGATCGCCGACGCGCGGGGGGCGCGCTGATGTGCCCCGCGCCCGTCCCCCCGGCAGCGTCGCCAACGGCGACCGCGCCGTCTTCCTCGGCCTCGGTCCACGGGGAAAGCACTGCGACGTCCTGTGCGTGCGCGGCCCCTGCACCAATGTCCGATTCGAAGACGGACGCGGAATGCTGTGCCTCACCGCCGACCTCCACCCCATCCCCCGCCGCCCCCCGCCCATGTGGTGATTTCATGTCCGAAGGCCTCGATATCGACAGCCCCGACGCCCGCCTAGAGATGATCCGCATCGTCCTGCAGGCGATCATCAATGGCGGCACCAGTCCCGTCGCACTGGCGAAAGCCGGGATGGACCTCGCCGATCTGACTGCCGAGCAGCGCGCCGAACTGCGCGGCAAGGGGCCGGCGGCGTCGGCCGCGTCTGGCCAAGGCTGGCAATGGTGGTCCGGCCCCAGTGACGAATGGTACTCCCATGGCCCCTTCGTCACCCGCGACGAAGCGGTTGCCGCCCTTGATGGCGATGCCGGCTATGTGACCGAGGCCCATCCGCCGGCGCCGATCCGCCTCTCGGCCGAGCAGCTGCTCGAAGACCAGTATTTCGAGAATAATGACGATTTCGACTTCGACCATGCCGAGCCGGACCGGCGCGGCGATGCCGCCGCCATCGCCGCCGCCGATGCCGAGCTGCAGGTCCTGCTCGACCGCTGGTGCGACCGCGCCGGCCACACCTTCGTGCGCGGCAATCTCTTCGGCGGCACCCGCAATGGCGCTGCGATCGAGGCGGTTCGGGTAGAGACTGTCTCTACCCCCGCCCCGCCTTGCACCGTCAGCGCGCCCGACAGCACCGATGGTGATCGATGACGACGACCCGCACCATCCGTCTCACCTGCGACCGTTGCGGCGCCGAGGTGACGCACGACGACGCGCAGGGTCACCGCCCCCGCGATTGGGAAGGCTTTGCGCTGTCGAATGCCGAGCGTGGCATTCAGCTTACCGGCGATCTCTGCCCGTCGTGCGCGATGCACATGGCCGATGCGCTGCGCCATCCCGATGCCGCCCCGCTCGCGCCACCAGCCCCAAAGCGTCTCGGTCTGACGCTAGAAGACTACCGGATCATCGTCGCGGACGCCGACGCCACGATCCGCGACGCGATCACCAGCGCGGTCGCGGAGTTTCGCGTCTCCCCAACCAAGATGCTCGATCCTGATGCCTTCGCCGACGTCCTCGCAAATGCGGGCGTCCATGCCCAGGCGCTCATCGACCGAATGCGCGCCCGCCTCAAGGAGCTGCCACATGGCTGATACTGCCGCCCCATGGAGCCTGTACGACGTGACGGTTGACGGCTTCGGCACGTCGACCCTGTCCGCCCGATCGCGCGGCGCGGCGCTGTACAGTCGCTTCCTCGACTTCACCGACGCCTACGATTGCACCTTCCGCGACTTCCTGCGGATCGCGAAGGTCGCCGTCGGCGGACGGCCGACGATCGACCCCTACGACTATATCCGCCGCTATTACGGCGGCGATATCAGGCACGGCACCCGCGTCAGTATCACCGGTGAGGGCCGCGATTTGGAGGGGAAGGCCGGCACCGTCGTCCACCCCGGCCGCGACAGAACCCCGCACGCGCACGTCGTAATTGACGACTACGACCACGCCATCATCGTCCACCCGAAATCGCTGGTGCTGGCATGAGCGCGCCGCAAAACAGGCTCGCCACTGCCGCCGCGATGACGATCGGCCAAGCTGCCCGCCGCATCGGTCTGCTGCGCACCGCCGTCGAATTCCTTGGCCAGCCTCGCGCCGCCGCCGCCCTCGGCATCGAACAGCGGTCGCTGCGCGCCAAGCTGGAGGCCACGCGCGGCGTCCACGACGACAACCTGCGCTTCGTCGCCACCGCGCTAGAGAAGTATGCCGCCGATCTGCTTACCCACGCCACCACCATCCGCGCCGCCCTTGGCGGACGTGAGGATGCAGCATGACGCTCGAAAGCCGCATCGCCGAAGAGCGCATGATCGCGCTCGACCCGCCCTTCACCATCCCGGACTGGCTCGACGAGGTCATGGGCGAGAGCTGGATGCCCCACGCCATCCTGATGGACGCTGCCGGGGGCGTGTCGCCGCGCCGGGTCGTGATCGATGAGGTCTACTGGGCAGACGTCGTCGCCTTCCGCATGGAGACGCCCAGTGGCGCACCGCTTGAGCGCTCTGACTTCGACGATGGTTCGTACTGATGCGCGTCGACCGCTCGCAGCTCGACATGTTCGCACCCGGTTTCGCGGCGCTCGCGATCGATGACGCCGTGCGCGCGCTAATCGCCGGCGGCGCGCCGGTCGCCTACAGCCTGTCCGGCGGCAAGGACAGTGTATCCATCGCCCACGCCACCGACCGCCTCCTCGACCGGCTCGGCCACCCCCGCGACCGCCGCATTGCTATCCATGCCGATCTCGGCCGGATCGAATGGCAGTCGACACCGGTCACCGTCGAGGCTGCAGCCGCCGCGATCGGCGTCCCGCTGGTCGTTGTCCGTCGCAAGGCGGGCGACCTTATCTCCCGGTGGGAGCGCCGGTTCGAGCTGGGGCAGCAGCGATATGCGGCGCTGGAGACGTACCACCTCACCGGCCCATGGTCGTCGGCGTCGAACCGCTTCTGCACGGCCGAGCTGAAGACACAGGTTATCCTGCCCCAACTGCTGCGCCAGTGGGGCGGCACACCTGTCCTGTCGATCGTCGGCATCCGGCGGGAGGAAAGTCCTCGCCGCCGCCTCGCCCCGATATCCAAGCTGGAAGGCAAGCCGTGGGTCCGCGCCGATGGCGGCTCCGTCCGCACTTGGCATCCCGGCGTCGACCTGCGCGAGCCGGAGGTTTTCGCCTATATCGATCGCGAACGCCTGCCCCTCGCCGAAGCCTATCCGCTTGGCAGCAGCCGCTATGGCTGCGCCTTTTGCGTCCTCGCCAGCAGTGGCGACATTGCCATCTCCGCTCGCGTGCCGACCAATCTTGGCACTCTGCTGCACTTGGTCGACATGGAAGCCACCTCGACGTTTTCCTTCCAGCAGGACCGCTGGCTGGGCGACGTCGCACCCGACCTGATCCCCGCCACCCTCGCGATGGACCTTGCCCGTGGCAAGGCCCAAGCCGCCGAGCGCCGCCAGCTCGAAGCCATGCTCCCCGCCGGCCTGAAATACGTGAAGGGCTGGCCGCAGCGCGTGCCCACGATCGAGGAAGCTGCATCGATCGGCGAGGTCCGCGCCCGCATTCTCGCCATGCACGCCCTCGACACCCCGTACCGCACACCCCCGCAAATCCGCGACCGCATCGCCGAGCTGCACCACGCCGTCCGAGTCAAGGAGGCCGCATGACCGCTGACTTCGATCCCAATAGCCGCTTGCAGAGCAAGGCCGGCATCTGCGCTTATCTCGGCCATATCAGCACCGCGACCTATGACATGTGGGCGCAAAAGGGACTGGTGCCCGGTCCGGTGCGCGGCACGAACCGCTACGACGTCCGCGCCCACGACGCGCTGCTCGACAAGCTCGCCGGCGTCGGATCGGCAAAGGCCGCGCTGTCCCCCCTCGAACAGTGGGAGGCTGACAATGCGCGTGCCGCTTAAGGGTGTCTATCAGAGCAAGAAGAAGCTCGCTGACGGCACCCGCAAAACCTACTGGTTCCTGCGGGAATTTGGGGCACTGAAGCCACAAGACGGGGACAAGGCCGAGCCTTTCGCCCCCGGCACGCCGGCGTTCATGCGCGCCTACCACGCCGCGATCGAAGCGCCTCGCAGCGCCCGCACGCATGGCACCCTGCAGGCGATAATCGACGGCTTCCAGAAATCGCCCCAGTATCTCCGCCTCGCCCCTCGTACGAAGCTGGATTACGACGGGCACCTGCTGCGAATTTCCGAGCGCTTCGGCAATTACCCGCTGGCGGTGATCGAAGACCCGAAGATCCGCGTCCGCTTCCTGCAGTGGCGCGATGAGCGCGCGAAGTCCTCACCGCGACAGGCCGATGCCATGGCCGGCGTGCTGCGCATTATTCTCGAATGGGGCCGGGATCGCGGCCTGCTGATGCACAATCACGCGACGCGCCCGAAGAAGGTGTACAAGTCTGATCGCGCCGACAAGCTATGGCTACCCGCCGATATCGCTGCTCTGCGAGAGGTAGCCGCACCGGAAATCCGGCTCGCCTTTGAACTGGCGCTGGGCACTGGCCAGCGCAAGGGCGATGTGCTGGCGATGCCGTGGTCGGCCTATGACGGCGAGCGCATTCGCCTGCGCCAGTCGAAGCGGAAGCGCCTCATCGACATGCCGGTGACGCGGTCGCTGAAAGAGCTGCTCGACGCCCAGCCCCGTACGGCCAAGACGATCCTCACCCGCGCCGATGGCCAGCCATGGGGCATGTCCAACTTCAACACCCATTGGCGCGCGGCGGTGCTGAAGGCCGGCCGCGACGGTCTGCACTTCCACGACCTGCGCGGCACCGCCTGCACCGTACTGGCGCAGGCCGGCGCCACGCCCTCGGAAATCGCGGCGATGCTCGGTTGGACCGTCTCCACGGTCGCCGGAATGCTCGACCTTTACCAAGCGATGACCGCCTCGCTGAGCGACTCTGCCGTCGCAAAGCTGGAGGCAAGCAATCTCAATTTGCGGAACGGACTGCGGAACGCGCCTTCCGAAACACTCACCAAGGGAGAAAAAGGTGAATAA